TGCATATTTAATTTTTAGCAAGTCTTGATAAACTGCTAATTTACCTTGTTGAAAGCCACAATCGTAACCTTCATTCCATCTATCTTTAGTCATTGTGATAATTCCTCAAATTGTTTTTTGACATAAATATCTATTGCTTTTTCTGCTTCATAAGTCGTTCATCTTTTTCTACTGCAAGTTTTACTAATTCATTTAAATGATAAAAATGTAAATCTTTTTTATACTCTTCTTCACTAACTTCCCTTGTACTAAAGCTAAAACCGCACTTAAGGCACTTCCTACGTCTATAGGTATAGTTAAGGTCGGTTCTAACTTCATTAGCACCTCTACCAGTACGTGTAATCGTTACCTGGTTTTGAGTACTGCTACATTCTGGACATTCAATCATTACTTTCCTCTTTTTTAATTTGTAACCATTTACTATCTAACTTCTCTATACATAAATCCCATGCATCTTCATGGGATATGTCTAATAATTTAGATAGTTCCTTAGATAAATCTCTTAGATGACTAGCTATAGCACTTAAATTGTAAGGATAATCACTCATTGTATTTTGCCCTCTAATAAATACATCATTTCTTGATGTTCTGCTTCGCTGTAGGCTCTTCTATCGTTAGGTACAAAGTCTTGCCAATCAGTTCCGTCATACCTAAAAGATAAAATATTATCTTCTATAAAATAATCAAACGTAGAACCGTCTAATTTTGAAATAAATTTTTTAACTTTACTCATTAATCTACCTCTATTTCTAAAAGTGTTTTAACACATTCTCTTTTTAATAAAGATATGCACTCTTTTTTATCTAATTGTTTACGTGAAACATTAGGTAAAAGTTGTGGTACGTTACTACTTCTACCTAAAATCCTACATAACCTTTCATGTATGCACTCTAACTCTATTAAAGTTGCATAATCCTTTCTTTTCATAGTAAAAAACCTTGATGACTAACTTTTTTAATTTTGCCAGGATGACAAAAATATAGATCCTGATTTACCAGGATGTTATATACAATAATCTATAATCTTATAAAAAGCAATAGATTATTATATATTTAATAAAAATACCTGGTATTTCTACCAGGTATATAGATTTAATCTAAGTACTTACGTTTTAATTTATCGTAAGTTGACTGACTACAACTAGCTAACCTACAGTAGCTAGTTTGTTTAATCATCCAATCATGCTCTAATAAGATAGGAATCATTCTTTGATCCCTTACAGGCGTATTAAATAAAGACATATTATTTATTACCTGAGTAATTAGGATTAACCTTAACAGGCATGATTAAAAAGGTTACATTAGTTTCCTCTAACCTATTAAAATCTAATTCTGATTTAAAAATAACAGGTGATGTAGGTTTATTAGAAAATAAAGTGCTAACTTTATTACTACCTAAATACCTATGAATAGCATTAAAGTATAAACCTAAGTACTGACTATTAAAGCCAATACCATCACCTGGTAAACAATCTAATTTATCAGGTATAAGTTGTTCTAAATTTGGATAAGTAGCATTAACCTTTTCATAAGTACTAAAAGACTTATTAGTAGCGTGCCACACTTGAAAGGTATTATCACTATAAAAATCTACGTTAGTAGCTTTTATATCTGATTTATTAAAATGATCCTTATGTATCAAGATAGATTTATCATAAGAAAAATCATAAAAATCATTTACTTTACCTACCCATCTAAACAAATAGTGCCCATTAGTTGACTCTATAACAATAGAATTAGTTTTTTCTACTTTATAGCAGTTAATGTACTGTAAAACGTGCCTACTTTCATCCTTACTTGCAAACTTACTAGCTAGATGTAGCACTTGATAAGGCAATTTGGCCTGGATGATAGCTTTACTATCATTAATAGAGACTTTATTCTCTAATACTGTTGAAGTCATAATAAAAAAATAGACTAACTTTTTTTTAATAGAATCCTTTTTTAAGAGGATCCTAGATAAATAAACCAGGTATTTAATAGATACCTGGAATATTTATAGAGGATCATCAAGCAGTAACTAGGTTTTTAGTACATATATAAGGTTTTAACCTACTTCTACCTACATCTATATAACAATAAAAAGCGATATGGTGATAATCAGTCATAATATCTGATTTATCGAACCATTTATCACCTTTCATAGCTTTGAACATATTCTGATAAAAGTTATGCACTAAATGTTCTCCTAGTTCTACAAACTTATCTAAATGATGATAACTTTGTTGGAAAGTGTGGCCATCTACTAAATATAATTCTAAGTAAGGATTTCTAGCGTGCCTTTCCTTTCTAATCTCATTCTCTACTCTTATTAAATCTAGTTCCCCTTCAGTTAAAGTAACTATCAAAGTAGAGTGATGACGTATTGAAACTGTACCTTTCATGTTATAAGTTTTTAAAACTTTTTTAATGCCTGGTAACAGTTCTTTTTTTTCTTCTTGTGATATGTAGGCCATAATTAAAAAGGATTCCCCCAGTTTTCATACTGTTGTAAAGTGATTTCCCCATCCTTACATAGTGAATCTATGTAATTATGCCAAGATTCTCTTAAAGCTGGCTTATCATGCTTCTTAGATTCTAAGAAGTCTTTAGAAGCTTCTTTATAGCTTCTTAGTGTTTCTTTATAGTTCATGTAATTAAAGTGACTAACTTTTTAATTTGTATCTAAGAATAAACTTAGATATATATTATTATATATATGATTTTCTTTTATTGTCAATACCCTGTTACCTTTTTTTCTTCTTTCTTTCTCTACCGATTCTATAGAATTATATATAGATATTCTAAAAATCTAGTTATAAACTAGGTTTTTACTAATAAAATTATAGATTATAATTTATAACTGCAGTTGTAGTAATATTTTTCTTATTTTTATAGTATTTTTTAGATTTTTTATAAGTCTACTGGGGACTTTTTGGATGCGTCCGTATAAAATAAGGGGTTCAAATTTTTGCTTCTAAAATAAATCAGGGGAGAGAATCAGGGGAAGATCATAGAATAATCTAAGAAGGAAGCTAGTCAGAAACCTTCTTAGAGAATCATAGGATAAAGCTACAAACCTTTCGCTTTCTCCTATAGTACTCCTTAATAAGATTTATTTATGAAACCATCGGGGGAAGCATTAGAATTACTTATCTGTTGAGGAGACATACCCATAGCAGTTTGAGTGATGGTGTTATTTAGAGAAGAACCCCAATTTTGTAAGTGAGTCATAAGAAGTTGATCTTTACGGTTACGAATATTTTTATCTTCATCTTGAGCCATATATTCAGTCCAGTAAGCTACTGCACCTGCGAGGGAATCAACGAGGTCATCATGTACGAGAGAACCTTTATGGCGAGATATACGAGATAGTTGGTAAACGAGTTGTAATTTTAATCTTCTTTCTGGTGGTTCGTTGCTGTTAGAACGGAAGTCTTTTTCTATAACCTTGCGGTCAATTATTAGACGGTGAGAGTTCATAACAGGTTCTAGGGTATCGATTATACGTAGTTCTTTAGTTTTAGTATTACGAATATCTAAGACTTGACAGGGATGAAATTTATTAAGGAATGGTTTTAGAAGTTCAGCGAACATACCACCACCAAAGTTTTGTTCTATGAGGATAGTATTAATTTTATTATGTCTAGCTATATGAGATATTCTTTCCAGAACGAGGTCTGAGTACCCTCCAGAGAGTCCTAAACACTCCGTTACGTATAAATTACCGTTAAGCATCTTAACGCAGCTTATAGCGGTCTGATCCTTACCTTTACCTGAGGGGTCAACGAACATAACTGAGCCTGTATATTCTATAAAGTCACCAAATTCTTGAGCAGGTCTATGAAATCTGTCACCGTTAAACCCTACGCAGGGTAAATCTGCTAGTACATACTCAGGAGAGTTAGACCATATAACTTTTTCTGGTGCATATTCTTGGTTTATAGAACTAATTACAAGGTCATTTATTTTTAAAGGGTATCTATCTTGATCTGAAAGGGTAGTATCAAGCATAAATTGTAAGTTAAAACCAGATCTACCGTAAGATGCTTCTCTTTCCATAAGATCCAGGTCACTAAATCGTTGTGGATCTACTGGATCTCTAGGTTTTGCTAAGTTTTCTGTAAGATCACGTTGTAATCTAGGTGCAAGTCTGTCACCATAGTTATTTTTTAGTTCTGGGTAACGTGCAGTCCATATACGAGTTGTATAACCACGTTCTTCTAGTGTTAGATATAAACTATTTTCTACTTGTGGTGTACCAAGAAATGTAATTTTACCTCCTGGTTTTAGTATTGCGTCAAATTCTTTTACCGCTTCTGCTAATTTATCTCTCATAGGTTGCGTAAAACTGTTATTAGGTACTTCACAATCGTCTGCAATCACTTCATCTGCTCTACTACCTGCCATTTGTCCTAAGACACCTTGAGATTTAACAGAAGGTGCGTGGTCAGCACTAGCAGGTGCTACATCAAAACTTATTTTGGAGTTACGTTGGTGATCTTGTGGTATTAAACAAGATAATATAGGCATTTCATTTATTAATCTCATAGTAAAAGTACTAAAGTTATCTGCTCTGTCTTTACTGGCACTAACTACTAAGAATTTTAGTTGTGGATTCATGCGTAATCGCCATACTACGTATGTAGATGTAATCCAACTTTTACCTACACCACGAAATCCTTGTATAATTTTACGTCTTTCTCCATGTTGTAGATATTCTGCTATCTCTAGCTGTACAGGAGTAGGGTCTGGTAAGTTTAAATGTCTCCAAGTAATTATTAGAAAGTATCTAAAATCTTGTAATTTTTTAGGTAAAGGTTGCAATTATAGTTCTGCTACAGGGATAGATTCTAAGTCTGGTAAATTTTTCATAAGATCTTCCATACCATTATTTTCTGTAGGAATACACTCAATACCGTTATCTTTTAAAAATTGTCTAGCTACATTTAAATCACTTGCTTTTGCATTACCACTTTTAACTAAATCTAATAACACATCAGTTAAAGCACCATGTAAACCTTCTAACTTTTCAAGATCTTTGCTAGTCATGTCTATAGGTTTTTGTTTAATATAATCATTTTTTAGTTGATTTGCCAAATAAAATAAAGCATATCTTATTGATAATACTCATTTTTTTTATTTTTCTATATTCTTTTATAGTTTGTTCTGCACGAAATAATTTAGCTTCTGTATCTGATATACGAGTAATGGCTGCCATTAGTAATAAGTCTTGAGTACGAGTATGTTTTACTAAATCAAAGCAATGTTTTTTTAATAAAGGTGTAGGTAAATCATTTATTTCTCTGCATTTTATTTCTATTTCAAATTCTATTTCTGGCGGTGGATCACCAATAAGTAATTTAAAAAAGTCTTGGTCTTTCATCAGTTTTGCTTGGGAAATAACTGATACTCCAACATATCTACAGCTTTATCGTCCAATGTATTCGAGGTCTGCTTACAAATTGCACGAAGAAGATCTACTACAAGTCTTTTTACAGCAGTTGTAGAAAAGAATTTCAGTAGTATTGGTTTTAAAATCTTTAGCATAAAAGTAATGTGTTACTTTTCAAACATACCAAGATTTGTTAAGTTTGCCATAACTACCTATTATTAGCCTATAACGCTATCTCCCCATTATTAGGTAGTTATTTATTCATGGCAGAATAACCAAACATTAACGATTTCGGCCTTCTAGTCTACTTACTTCTTTTTCAAGTTGATTTACTCTACGAAATAATTCAATAATATCTTTATCTCTTCGGCTACTAACATTAGACAAAACCATAACGAAAGCCGTTGCAGCAACTCCGATTAATACAGGATAGATCTCAGACATTTGCTTTAAAGTATAATTATGATTATTATTGCTAATAAAAGTAAACTATGGCAGACAAGACTGTAGATACAGCACAAAAGATAAAACAATTAGATGATGATAAACCTGATTATCAGGAAAAAATTACTTTTTTAGTTTCTACAGTCGCACAAGGTTTTATATTAACTTGGTGTTTATTAGTTTTATCTCTTGGATATGTAAAGCTTCCTAATAAATTATTTGGTATGGAGATACCAGACCAACCAAGAGTTGACAGCACGTTTGCAGCAGGTTTATTGGGTAATATTTTAGGTGGACTAGGTATAAGTGTTAATGCAGCACAAGGAGCAAAAAAGAAAAAGAAAGAAAATGAAAACGGTGTGATTGGTGACTCT